AGTCACGTCTAATAACACTCCATCATTACGTAACGCACCAACAAATAAATCCTGATCTGGATCATTTATATAAATTACTTCATCACTAGCCGTTTCAGACATGACTGAAAATTCTACTTCTTTTACCATTTATTATAAGTTTTTGATTTCTTTAGAATTACCAACACCAAGATATAATTGCTCTCTCTCCAATTGCACTACTTCTTCTTTAAGTTTAAGTTGTGCATTATTATAAGACTCACTAACGCGCAACTTCTCTTTTTCAAGTAAGATCTTTTCTTTTGCTTCTTCATGCTTAAGTTTAACTTCTTCCATTTTAGCTCTAGTATTAGCAGTTTTAGAAGCTTCAAGTTGTTGACTTATATTATTAAGCTGACCCTCCATTTCTTTTACTTGCTTCTCATACTGTTCTATCTGTTGCTGAGCCTGACCAATTTTATCATTTTCTTGTTTCTTCTTGAACCAGCCTTCAGATATTACCCTATTTACTTCTGTTACAGAATCTGACAATAAGGCTTTCGTTATAATGTCTGGTTCTAACATTCCTCCTCCAGCTAATTCTTTAGCTACAGCACGCATCTGTTCTATCTTTCCTGCATCTTTTGAAGCATAAGAGATGGAAATGGCATAATCTGTATATACAAAATCTTTAGGAAATATTTTATAAGCATAAGCATCGGAACCTACTATATAGGATATCTTTTTACCTTCACTATATGTTATTTGAGAAGTTTTTACTAAATCACCTATTATTCTGTTCTGGTGAGCCCTGAACATTTCAAATAATGAATGATTTATCATTAAGGATTGTTTTATACCTTGCTTAACATTCTGTACAGCATCTCTTTCCTCTATCGATTGAAGTGCATTACCATCTACGGAATTATCAAAAGATCCGTAATGATTAAATAATTGAGCTCCTTGTTCTGTGGGGTCTATTAATTCATATCCTATTTTCTTAAGAGCGGAAAATTTAAAGAATCTAGTCATAAAATCTCCACCGAGTGCTTTTGGTATACCGGCTATATTTATTCTATCTCCCTTTACACCTGAATTAGCTAATAGATTATCCCTATAAAATACGGTAAGGTCATAGATATCTTGTAAATCTTTTAAAGCTCCAACTATAGAGTATGGTTTACCTCCTCTGTCATTATTAAGTAGTCCTCCATAAGAAAAACCACATGAGTATGGGTCATTTTGTGTTCTTGGTACTTTATCCGTTTTACCGGCATTTACATAAACTGTGCCACCTATTCTAGTACCCTCGTATCTATCTAATCTACGTATTTTCTCACCAATCTTATACTTCATACCCTGGCCTATCGTTTGAAGACGTCTTTGTTCCTCTTCATCGATAATAACTTCATTAGTAGCCAACCATTCCACATGCATAACTTCTACAGTATATGCAGAATTAAAGTATTTTTGACCTAACATAGGGTCTTCTTCTCCATAATATAATTCTAGATCTAACCCAGAGTTTAAGCTTCGCGCTGTTCTAGTCATATACCGACCACCAAACAGTTCTTTCATCTGTTCCTTAGTCATATACTTACCATATCGTGCGGCTACCTGCTTATGTGTCATGTACTCTCTATGTACTACAGCATCAGTACCCTCTAAAAATGGAGTATTGGTGTTTTTATTATGGAAAAAATTTTCTGGTTTTATTACTTCAAAGATTGGATCAGATCCAATTCTGTCATAATATACTCTATAATAACACTCTCCAGTTACTATTAAATCATGTAATAACGTAGCTAGTTTTCTTCTAAGTTCCATCTCATTACTTCTTTCAAAATAGTTACATACTCGTTGTGCAGCTATCTCAAAGTCTGATATGAAATTCTTATATTTTCTAGTTACATTATTTAAATTATTCTGTAATTCTGAATATAATGGTAAATCTTTATTATTCTCAGCTGATTGTTGCATTTTTTTAGCAAACATATCTAGCTCTTGTTGTATTTCAGCGAGTTTTTTCTCTTTCTTTTCTTCTTGTATTAAATCTATAGTTTTATCATCTGTACAAGATACAGTGTAAGTGTACGAGTCAGATTCTATCTGAGCTACTATGGAATCAACTCTTGGTTTAATTATATTAACGAATTTTAAAGTAGATGGCGTTCCTATACCATAATTCTCAGTAAGATATTCAAAGTCTTTATTATCTCGTACTCCATTATAGTAATCTCTATAATTCTTCATATAAGATTTAGACTGTACCATTGAGGAAATCCAGTGGTCTATATTACCTTTAAGATAGTCTAACTCAGCTTTTTGATTCTCAGTTATATATAAATCTTCATAATATATCTGTGGATAATGTGTTCCTGATGTCGCCATATATTATATTTATAATTTTACATGTATTAAATATAAAGCCCAGAAGACAAAGTCTAATGGGCCATACGTATATTGTTTCTAATTTAGACTGTGAATAATATATCGTAATCAACTATTATTCGCAATTCTGGTAAATCATCTGATTCATAATGTCTTACTATAGTGCCAACATATGGAGCAAACCCTACATAACGTCCTGGTGTTAAATCAGAACTTGTTAAATCAGTTCCAACTTTTTTTATTTCACCATAAGCTAAAGCCGCTTTCTTAGGGTCATTGCCCTTTAGTGCAAGATCTGACTTAGTTATGTCTTTTACCTCTATTAATAATCTATTTCCAGTGGGCATTAATGTTTCCATATTTTTTACTTCTTTCACTATAGCTATTATGTCGAATCCTCTTAATACTTTAAATAATGAAGTAGTATCTTCAGTATCTAAATAGTGTCCAGCAAATTCTGTAAATATTGCTATATCTCCCACGGATAATGTACTACATTGTTCTGGTGTAAGAACCTCAGGCCCTATAGAAATTACTTCACCATATCTAGTACTTATATCATCTTCATTAGACTGATCCTGTAAAATCAGTTCATCATATATTTCATCCGTGTTTAATAACTTAATTATTACAGAACTAGCATAAGGTTTTATTTCTTTTGCTAGCATAATAATTAATCTACTACTTCTAACTCTTGTGGTAATGCTGTACCTTCCCCATTGGCAGCCATCGGTGCCCCAACTTGTTCTTTCAAATTCAGCACAAATTTTTCCGTATTATCAGCAACATCTTTTGATGAAGCACTGACAATATTAGCTACCTCTTTAAAAGGTCTCTCAATTAATGTTTCCATTATTGCGTTGTAAGTTTTTTCTGTTAAGATCACGTATCTATCTTCCATTTTGCATAAAATTTTTATGTGTTTATTATATAATTCAATATATTATAGTAAATTTATTTTACAGATAATCATTTTCTGTAACTAAATCTCTAGCATCCGCAACATTAAAGTTATCATCAAATCTCGGTGTACCCGTCATATCTACCCATCTAAATCCATTAATCTTTTCTTCTAAAAATGTTGTTGCTATATTATGTGTACTAGTGTTTGGTAGTACACCTCTCTTCATCCTACCATCAGCTCCTTTAAAATATCCAAAAGGTTTAAATTCAGCAGTTTCAATTCCACTAGGTGTGGCAGGCTGCCCAAGCATATCTTCATCAGCTATCTCACATAAAGCCATAGCTATTACTAAGTCATAACGTCTCCTATCTTCTCTTTGATAGTCAAGTAATTGTTCTAGTACATCTTTAAAATATAATAAATTACAAAAATCTCTAGTATATTCTTTAACTTTACCATCACCGTAATCTATTACATTTGGTGTAGTAGTTGTACCTATTAATGTCTGTTCTCGTAATTTTTGTATATAAATCGGGTCGCCACTTCCTGCTGAAGTTTTAGCTATCATCGGTCTTTTCATAAACCTATGCCATTGTTTTCTTTCCCTGAAATAATGAACTATACCTATCTTAGTATGCTCTATATTTATTTTAGCACCATAATACATAGTTAGCTTAAGAGCCTCATCATAATCATCTCTAACATCTAAACTTCTTCCTATATATTTTGCTACATAGATATTAGAACTAGTCTGATAATATTCATTATCAACGATTCTTTTCTTAACCAGCATAGCTAGAGAAGATCTTTGCTTATTAGTAGTACTATCTAGTTGACCTTGATCAATACCATCAATACCAGCCATATATAAGTCTGGATAAATAGTAATACCATTTTTTCCTCTATAAGGATGCTCTATTATTTCTATATTACCTTCAGGATTTGATACCCATGTCACACCGGTTATTTTACCTGCTGCTGATTTCTTCCATTCTAAAAACCCTTTCTCTGGTTTAATTATGTGACTAGCACTAAAATTAATATCCATTAATTGTTTAGCTATATTCCTAGTATGAAATATATTAGTACCTGACTTTTTAAAAGCTTCTTCTAAAGTAAAAGGAAATTCCTGTACAAATTTATTATACAATTCTGGATCCGTTTCTTTTAATTCACGCTCCTCTTTTATTACTTTTTCAGACCATTCATTATTATTAACTCCAGTCCTTTCCCATCCTGCTCCACCATATAAATATTGTGCTGGGATAAATACACAATGTTTCTTTCCTTCTTCAAGAGCAAAATCATTCACGGCTAATAAGTTATAAGCATCTGGATTAGTAAATACTGATCTTGCTTGATCAGATGTTACAGATCCTCCTGTTCCAGTTAAAAATACCCTAGTTTTATTTATGCTACCAACACGCCAAGATCCTATAGAACCACCAATACAACTCTTAAGATCACCCTTACCACCGGACCAAGCTCCAACTTCCTCAAGTAATTGAGTATCAAGCCTTCTTCCTCTTGTCAAATCTGGATTATCCCCGTAAACTAATTGTTGCATCATAGACATCGGACCACGCTCTTGCTTCTTTCCATCTATATTAATTTCATAACCAGATATCACTTTTGTCTTAGTGTCAGTAAGTCTAGCTAAAGCCATAGTTGGGTGTGAGGTTTCTAATGCGAGCATCATTCTCTTTAACTTTTCAAACGCTTCTTCTGCATGTTTTGGTTGCGAGGCTGAGACTACATTATCACTCTCTGGTTTAAGAAAATAAGTTTTTACTAATATAGATAATACCATATAAGTTTTACCGAAACCCCTAGATCCCATTAACATAAAGCCTTTACCTAAAGCATGGGCTTCCTCTATTAATTTGAATATATAATCTTGTTGGTAAGCAAATGAAGGATAATTCAACTCAAAGTCTGAGGTAGGTGTCCCATATTCATCCTTCTTAGCTACCATGAAAGGTGTGAAATTTAAGAAAAAATAATGATCACCTGTTATTCTAATACCGTTATATTCAAATCCAAATATTGATCTTTTTAACTGTTCTTCATACCATTCAAGATTTTCTGCAGAATCAAGTGGTACTGGTGGAGGGTTTCTACCTTCGTAGAATTTACTATGTAATATATTACCATAACGGTAATTGTTTATACCTAATTGTGACGGCCTTTTAGTTCCTCCATTTTTTCTCTTCCACTCTTCTATTCTACGTAATTCTTCTTGTGCTGTACATAATTCTTTATCTGGTAACCATAACTTAGTTATGTTATCTATATTTTCATTTTTCAATATAACATTTGACATACTTTATACTCTTAAGGATAATAAATTAGTAAGAAACTCTAGGTTATCTGCCGGTCCTATACGTTCAAACAAAGTATTAAAATCTGGTGTATTATATACTGGTTCCGGTTCCGCTTGCACAGTAGTAGATGCCTGTCTTTGTGGTTGCACTGTTGGTCTTATATAATTTTCAAATTGGTTTCTTGGCATAGCTATATAGTTTATCTGATTCCTATATTTATCAGGAATTCCTTTATATATTTTACCTAAGTCATATATGATAGGTGTTCCATCGACTAAATTACCTATAGTTACTATTGCATGTCTTGACCTATCCGGATTATTCTCATCTATATATTTACCATTAGCCCTTCCAGTACCAATCATAACATTTTCAGGTAGTGTATTTAATATTTCCTGATCTAAATCACCATCTCGTTCTCTATCATATAATAATACTAAGTCTTCAGAATTACGTATTACATCAAGCATATTCCAAGCATCTATAACATCATCATTTTCACCATTATAGCGTATTGAGCCATGTTTATTAACTGATTTACCTAATGCTGTTCTATAATCAAAGGGACATGCATCAAGTGCACTTCCTAAACATCTTGTGGTACCTGTATCTGGCATTCGTAATCTTATATTTTTTAAATAATCTTGATTACTAGCTTCTTCTATAGAAGAGAATGCTGTACCAGGTTCATGCTTATTATATAATATAGCCATTTTTTTACTTTAATGGTCTAGTGATTTTTCTACCTCCATGAGTTTCACTTGGACCTTTTTTATCTTTTTTGTCCTTTTTCTTTTTATCTTCTGCTTTCTTCTTTTCAGCAGCAGCATTTCTTCTTTTCCTCTCTGAACTAGACTCCGTCATAATACCACCTTCTTGAAACATATAAGCTATTTTACCTCCAGTTCTTTTAGTAGGAACTTCATCAGGGTAGTATTCTCTACTTGATTCACTCCATACTTTTCTTCCGGAAGAATCTGGTCTATATACACCACGGCCCTTGCCTAATCTTGATTTAGCAAATTTAACCATATTCTCTGGATTATTATTTATCATTTTTAGATTAGAATAAAAAGTATCATCAGAATACTGATTATTCCCAGCATAATTTGCCCTATCTACATCAGATAAATTATTATAATGATTTATCTGTTTTGAAGCATCCCAATCCCAACCTTTAGCTAAAGGATTTTGGCTAACATTTCTTAATGCTTCTCTATCATAACCATGTGCATAATTGTCCTTAGTATTAGTACCATATTGCGTTTTTGAGATAGCATCTATATTTCTAGCCATATTCTCTCTATTATGCAACATATTATTACCAATAGTTCTAGCCTCCAAATTATCACTTTCTCTCCATAATTGGGGCATACTATCTGTAGCTAATTTCCTTTGTTGCATGTTAGACTGATTCCCAACCATTGATAAAAA